TTTGTTCCTAATAAATTCTTTAACAGTTTCATGTCCTTCAATCTTAGCAGCAGTATCACCTACAGGGAATAATACTTTTTCATAACCTTTCTTAGCACTATCTTGTATAATAGATTTAACAAAGAATGTTGCCCAATTGTTGTCTTTGTTTAGGAGTTGTAGAAATTGATTTTGTTTGTCATTTGTAGGCTTACTTCCAGCTTGAGGATTGAATATTTCTAAATCTCCCCCCATTTCATCAGGAAAGTTTTCCTTTATGGCTTCTTTATTACCTATTAAATCTTTATGTGTTCTACCCTTCTGAAATAAATCAGATTGTACTTCAAGAATACGTCTGTTTTTACCCCTGTTTCTTATTTCCTTAATTTTAGATAAATTTTCATAAGTTCCATATCCTTCTTCAATATAATTCTTTTGCTCATCTGATCTAAACCATCCTATGCCATTTTCTGTACTAAATTGTGCATGGCCTTTAATAGAAGGAGTAATAGCTGGTGTAGCTATTTCATTCTCTGTATAATTAGTTCCTCCTGGAACTGTTAGATTAGAGTAGTATTGAGTATTTGGAGCTTCTTTACTCTCTTTTAATTTTTTAGCTGCCTCTTCAAATTCACTCTTTCTTATATTTTTACCATCTTTTTTATAGAAATTATGATATTCTCCATCAAATTCTAATTCTCTTCCTGTAGTGTATTTACTACCATTATATTCAAAATCAGTAAATCTTGAACCATAATCAAAGCCATTATCAACACCAGCTAACCCTTCTCTTATAGGAGCACCTTTAGCAGTATTAATTTCAACTACATAATTCATCTCTCCTACTACTCCTAATAATATCTCATTAAGAGTTCTTGAAGGATTATTATTATCATATTGTATTAGTAACTCTGTTTGCTGCTTTCCTAGTACACTAGTTACTTCACTAAAGAATTTATCTTTATTACCTTTTCTATAGAATCTATTAAAATAGTCTTCTATTTTAGGATTAGACAAAGATTCTATTATTTTTAAAGGAGTGTATGAACCTTTAAGTGTATGTTCATAATTTGAAGCATCAGGAATCTGTTCATTATTTCTAACAAACTCTCTAAATGCTTCAAAAGTACCTATTTTGCTAACTAATGCCTTCCATTGAGGACTTTGTAGATTAGGACAACTCATTATATACCTCCTCCCAAACAGTCATTCATTTTATCTTGAATAGCTCCATCACTAATATCCTCTTCTATATTCCAATTATATTTATTTATTAAGTAATCCAATGCTGTAGCATGAGAAGGCTCTCCTAGTTCTTTATAATATAGAATATTTTTACCTTTCAATTCCCCTGTTTCTAATTGACTTCTAATCCATTTAGCTCTAGTATCTTGTGAATTAATTACCCAATCTATATATCTTTCAACTGCTTCTTTAGTAGAATTTACTCTAATTAGAGATGGATTATTTTTTAGTATAGTTTCATCAGAACTAAAAAGATTACCAAAGTGCTCATTTGAGTTTTTAATTCTAGTAGAAATAATATGAGCTATTATTCCATGTACTTTAACATATGGACTAGTTGCATCTTTTAAATCACTCCATGAATGAATTCTTACATTTTCTGATTTAGTTTTATCTCCTAATTGAGAGTATATATCCTCTGAAGTACCAATACTTTTATTTTCGACTAATTTACTAGCTGTCTCATAAGCCTCTATAAGTACTTTAATGAAATTAGATTCTGTACCCTTACCTTCCCATCTGGAATTCTTAACTCCAATTATATGTGAAGATGCTTCCAAGAAAGGTATCCCTCCTCTTTTAGTAACTTCATCTATAAGCTCTGGATTCTGCTTAAACTTCTGTACTATAAGCTTGTACATAGTATTCATATCAGCTTTTAATTTTTCTTCATCTGTACCTATCTTAGCTTTATTGGCTTTATATATAGTTTCTACATCAAGATAATTCTTACCATCTTTTACACTACCCCAAGTAGGATTAGTTAATGCTCTTCCTAGAGGGTCAGTAGATCTACTAGATATATCAATACCTACTACAGGTGTAGAAGTTATATCTATTATAGGTCTTATAGGACTAGGTATATACCTTTTAGCTACTTTTAAGAATCTAGCATTTATATTATAGAACTTACCTTTATGAGGTCTAGGATTTACTAAAGCTTTCATTTCTTCATTAAACTTAAAGAACTCAAAAGTTTTATTTTGTAATTTAAACAGTCTTTCAAACTCAGATATCAGAGTTTCTTTAAATCCAGGAGTTTCATTAGCCTGTGCTTGATACTCATCTAGTGCTTCTTTAAATATATCCATCATTTGTTGATAAGGAACTAAATTAAAAAAAGATATAGGACTCATATTAAAGCCAGATTGGTCAAAAGCTAAGAATCTAAGCTCATTAGCAAATCTTCTTATATTAGAAGCTTCCTCTGCTGTATAAGGTTTACCATCTTGTTTAAGTATTTCTGTACCTTGAAAGTTTAATAACATATTAAACTCTTCAGTCATTATATTTTTAGCCTCTGTAGTATATTCTAAACCTGTAGAGAGTTCAATATTTCTAAGTTCTTTAGGTCTACCTTCAATAGTTACTATAAGATCATCTATAAGAGGATATAATTTACTAAGAAATATAGTATTCAATAGATCAGGATATCTAAGTTTAATATTCTTAAGAGTATCAGTAAGAGTAATATTATGGCTTGCTCTATCATATAATCTAAGCATATTACCTTTGGTCTGTATATTTATACCATCAGGTGTTTTAGCATAGTTTTTTATAAGAAATTCCATCCAATCATTAAAGAATATTTTAGGAAATCTTTTTTTCTTGTCATTACCATAGAGTTCACTAAGCAGTTTTACACCTAATTTAATAACCTCTTCATCCATAGCTACAGGCATAAGAGCTTTAAATACTCCTATGATAGTATCGTAGGTATCAAATGAAGATACCATACTATTATTCCAAATCTTCATAACAGCTTCTTCATCAAATAAACCTTCTTCTAATACTTGATCTCTAGTTATTTGAGCTTGTATAGCTTCTATGGGACTAGCAATCTTTCTAGTATCCATTTGAGCAGTAGTCTGTAAAGTTCTAAGATGTTCTGCTTGTTTTTGAGTCTTTAAATAGAAAGCAAATATTTGTCTTTGAGCTAAATCACTTACATATACCTTATTATTTGCAATATAGTTAACCATATTGGATTTAAGGTTTTCATTCTTAAATATTGATTGACCCTTATCAATCTGCTGAGCAAGAATATCAAGAATTTTATCAATACCAACTGTACCCTTTGGAATATCATATCCTTCATTTTTTAATTGTTCTCTATAAGTGTTAAAATTTGGCTTTGTTTCACCAGTCAAATATTTGAGTTTAACATCTCTTTTCATTCTACTATCTGTAAGCTTAGTTACCTCATCATTATAGGCTCTTATGACTGGTTGATTCATAAGAAAAGTTATTGTCCTTGGATGCCAACCAAAATGCAATAGATATACTGCAGAACCTATATTTTCAGTAGTAAAATTAAATTGAACAAAATAAGGTTTAGTTGCAATATCCACAGTTGAGTTAAGAAATTGAGATAGTAAATCTTGCTTAGATAGTCCAAATGGATTAAGTGTAGAAGAAAAAGGTATCTTCCTATCTTCAACAGTAAGAAGCTTTCTATCTTTAGGTTTAGCTTCTAAAGTTTCTTTAGTAGGCCCTATAAGTCTACCATTATTATCATATCTACCCTCATTTATATGCCATAAGTATCTGACTTCTCTTAAAGCTTTTTGTTCTTTAAGAGGATCATCATTACTTATTTTACTTCTTTCTTTCTCTAATAAGACTTTAAATCCTGGGTGTTCAGTTTGTATGCAATATGCCATCGTATTAACAAATTGTTTCTAAAATATCAATTACTAAATCTCTTGATGAATAATCTGAATCTATTAAGAATTTTTGTCTAAAGTAATCATCTAAAGATATACTTTTTAATTCTTCAAATCTACTAACATCTTCACTATTTATATTCATAGAATTAAGATCTCTTCTGTTGGCTACCATTTTTAATATAGCATCCTCTCTCTTACTATCTTCTAAGTTCTGAATTATACCTTTTTCAGCAGTAACACTCATACCTTCACCATATAACTCATTGATCATCATACCTGATTGCTGAAGTATTTGTGAAAGAGTATTATTCAAGGCAAATATACCTAGAGCTCTTTTACCTGCTAAGAACTGATAGAATTTTTCATTTTGAATTCTTGGAAGAGTTATACCTGTACCAGCAATATCATTAAATTCTTCACCTTTTTTAACTATTTTAAGTTCAGGATTAAATATTCTAGCTACTTCTGCTGCTATATCAAGAATATCATTAGTATTATTAGGTGTGATTAGTTGAGTAAACATTTCTGGAGAAGTAAGAGCTTGTTCATATATAGCAATTACTTTATTATATAATACTTTAGTATTATTATCAGATATCTTATCATAATCATCAAGAAGTCTTTCCTCTTCAGCAGTAAATGTTCTTACAAAATCTTCTTTTTCAATCCTTTTTCTATCTAGAAAATCCTGTATACTTTCATCTGATCTTTTATCTAAACTAAAGTCTTTGAGAGAATCAATCCTTGATCTAAGTTCATCTAACCTTGATTCTAACTTCTCTTTAGAGTCCTGAGATAATAATTCTCCACTAGAACCTATACTAGGTCTAATAATAGTCATTTTATCTATGTCAAAGTCAGATCCAGATTTAGCTACTATTTCATAAGGAAGTATAATTACTGAGCCAGCTCTTTCAGGTAAAAACTCTTTAACTCTCATAACTTCCATAGAGTTAGGTCCTTGTGTTGGTATCCTATAACCTATAATAGTGAGAACTTCCTTATGAGCATCAGACCATTCTCTATCTTTTAACAGCTCATTTAATCTATCAATATTTCCTATAGATTGTCCATCTGGATGTTTTAAACTTAATATATTCTTAAAATCTTTAGTAAGAGCTACTTTAATTTCCATAGCTCTAGTTCTTACTGGTTTACCATCTCTATCATATTCTAAATGATAATAAGATAATCCACCAGTACCAAATTCTTTTACTTGAGCCTCATTAGCTTTTGTATATCTAAATCCTTGATCCTCATAACCTGCACCAGAGATTTGAATCAACATATCTCCATTAATCTTAAGGTTGATCAGTTTTTTAAATAAGAGCCCACTAATCATATTTTGAATATCACCTCTATTAGGAAGTGTTTCTAATAAATAGTAAGGTTTTTTTGTAAGAGGATCATATTTAATAGCATCTATTATATTAATAGGAAGATCCCTTACTTCAGCTTGCTTTCTAAGTTCTTGAAGTAGATGATCCACATTACTAATTTCTATTCTATCCTCAGTCTTTTTTAAACCAAGAGATTTGAACAATTTCTTTTCAGCAGACTGAGTAATAGTATCTAAAAGATTAATATAATCATCAAGTATATTTTTGAATTTTTCATTATTAGCTATACCTAAATCATACATATTAGATATAAAGAGTTTCCTCATCTGAGTACCCCAAATAGCCTCATCTTTAACCTTATTTTGAGTAAGCAACTGCTCTTTAAGATTTATACTCCATAACTTATATTTACTAAAAGGTTGGGATTTTTTATCTTTAGATAGAACAAAATTACCAGACTTATCATACAAGGTATTAAGAGTATACTTATATTTTTTAGTTCCAGATTCATACTTAGCATACTCTATTCCTTCTTCTAAAAGCTTATTATTTAGAACTTCATGAGCTTTTCCTTTAATAACACTGGGTATTAGAGGAGCTATAGAGAATTTGTCCATTACAGGAGCAGCTACACCTGTTATATCACCTGCTATAAATCCATTGTGACCCATTTTAATAGGTACCCAATAAGTATTTACTCTATTTTCAGGAGTTATATCATCCCAAACTAATTTATAAAACTCATCATCAGTTATTTTTTGTTGCTCACCTAACTTATCATATAGATTATTATCTCTTCTATAATTAATTACCTCAATCATATAAGCTATTTCATCATCTTCTGACCAGTTAGACACTTGCATTCTAAATTTCCTATAAAAATCTAATGTACAATATCCTTGTCCATCAGCTATATTCATTCCCTTATAAGCTTTAAATAATTTAGTTATATCATCATTAGATTTACCTGAAGTATCTGCTGCTTTGTAATCTCTAAAAAGTATATCATAGAATTGAGAATCTTTCTCATAATCACTAAAGTTTGCAGTTACTGCTGTCTTTATATCTACTGAACTAACAGGTAAACCTAAACTATAGGAAAGTGTTCTTGAATAAGAAGATTTTATAAAATTCTCAAGAAAATCATCAGTAACAGGCATATATCCTGTAGATATAGAAGCCTTAGCTCTCTTATGATATGCTTTATGAAATTGTATAGGTCCTTCAAAGAGTTTAATATATTCTATATTCATTACCCAATCATTAATGAAATAATTTCTTATTAATCTCTCCATATTTTTATCTACATTCTTATTCTCATCTATAGGAAATATATTATCAGCTAGATCATCTTTGGTAATACCTAATTCATTAAACTCTCTTCTTTGAGCATCTATTTGCTGAATAATATAGTTATCTATAGCTTCATTTATCTCAGCCTTATACTCCTTAATAATAGCCTCAGTATTAGCTTTCTTTTCATCTGTACTCTGATTACCTAATAAAAGCTTACTAAACAGCTTATCTCCAAGTTCTTTATCAAATATATCAGAAAATAATCCCCACTTTTGATATTTCTCATACCCAGGTAAATTAGAATTATAAATATTCTGAATAAAATTCATTTCAGATTTAAGTTGCAATCTTATATAAGATAAAAATCCTTTTTCTCCTTTATCTATAGGAAAGGGAACACTTCTATTTCCATCAGGAATTACATAGTTTATAACCCCTGTATCAGGATTTTCATTTATAACAGCATATCTGTTCAACTTTGCAAAAAATGCAGAAGAAGAGCTTTCAGTTCTAGGTATCTCTACTTTCCCTGAACCTAACAAAGAATGAATATCCATTAATAGTTTCTCTCTTCTAGTAAGAGAGGTTGTCATTTTACCCTTAGGAACTTCATTTTTATCCTTATTTTCCTCCCTTATGCCTGTATAATTACCTACTTCAAGTAATATGTTATTAATACCTGTTCTATCTTTAAATGTTCTTCTAATATCTATGTTTTTATCCATCATAAACATAGAATTAAGAAATAAAGAATGTTCTACATCTACATTATTCATAAAATTCCAATGGGCAAACATTGGACCTGATCTTTGAAGGTCATGATAGTTTTCAAACTGATTTAAGTAAGTACTTTGTATATTTAACCAGTTAGGTAACATAAGACCATACATCATATTACCTGTAGGAGCTCTATAAGACATAGAAGGAGTGTCAGTAGAGTAATTAGCCTCTAAAGCAGCTAACTTATCAATATTACCTTTCTCATCACTACCTTTAATAAATCTTCCTTTTTCATTTTTTCTAGCTTTAGATAAATTTCTAACAGGAGCAAATATCTTTTCTCCTACTTCTAATCTTAGATTTATACTAGTCTGTAAGTTACCAAGAACATTAATAAAATCAAACTCCTGATACTCTTTAGATATCCTTGTTTGAGGACTAAAAGTTATTCCTAATATCTTTAAAAATCTTTCTCTATCTTCTGGTATAGTGAATATAAAATCATAAGTAATTGCTGGATTAAGCATAGGTTTATTACTATCTTCATCTAGTATAATTTTATTTCTATCTATACCCAAGAAATCATCCTTATCAAGACTTTCTAAAAAGTTATTAGCCCATTTTCTAATAATGTTATCAGCACTTCTTCTAGTTTCTTTTTTAGGTCTAGCATCAAGTTTACCATTCTCTCTAAACATTAAGAGAGTATTAATATCAATAGCAAACTTATTAAAGTCCTTAAAAAACTGTGTAATACTAGTAACCTCTCCTAAACTAGTAGGATTTACTGGAACATCACCTAATCTTTCTAATAATAACTCTATTTCAGGTAAAATACTTAATGTAGTTGGATCTTTTAACTTGTTATACATTTCTGTAACAGACTTAGAACTCTGTAATATAATACCTAAATTATTAAATAATTTAGAAAAATCTACAGGCTCATTAAGTCCATGTTTATTTTTCCAAAGTACTACTTTACCACTAGGATCTTTTATAGCTCTGTTTGTAGTAGGATCCACTTCTACTTTAGATAATCCTCTTATTAAGAACTTAGTTTCCTGAGAAGCATTTTTAATTAATGATACATTATTACCAGGGTTCTCAAAGCCAGTATCTCTAGAACTATCAGTAAAAGTATCAGAGGATAGTTCCTCATCACCTGTTTGTTCTTTTTCTTCATCTTCTCCTACTACCTCTGTTTCATCAGTAATAGTTTCTTCTGGAACTCTATCAGTATCTATATCTTTAGTAGATGCTCCTAGGTCCTTCAAAAATTCATTAAATACAATATCAAAATTATCTCCTTGAAGTAATTTCTTTAAGTCTAAGAAGGTCTCAGATTGTGAAGAAACTAATCCAGGATTTAATGATTCAAAATCCTTAATACTTTTTACTACATCTCTACCTATTTGTTTGAATTCACTTTTAAGAGCAATTTTCAAGTTATTAAAGACTACATTTCTAGCAGCAGAACTACTTGTTTTAAGTACAGAGAAAGTTTTACCAGATGCAGCTAATACTTTACCTGCAGATGAATAAAATTGGTTTAATAACCTACTTGTTTTCTGTAAGTTAAATAGAATTTCGCCTTGTTTATCTCTAATAACAGAACTATTAAGTCTACCAAACATTATATTAGACTTAGAAGGAGTATATTTATTCAGAGTACCCTTTCTTAAATCTCTGTAATACTTCTGTATCCTAGTTATACCTTTATTACTCTTACCCATTAAGAAGTTAATAATTCTTCTTAATATCTCGTATATTTTATCTTTAAGTGATTTTTTAGGAGCAAGAATTGAAGTACCTTTCATATAATTTCTAAAGTCTTCAGCAGTAAATTCCTCTACTTCAAGATTACTCTTACCTTCTAAACTAGGTACAGCTTTTCTTACTTCATTATACAATTCTTCTTTCTGCTCTTTAGAAAGTAACATTTGAGAAAAATGGTGCCAAGCTTCATGATAACCAGTACCTTCTACAGCATTTTTAAATAAAGTAATTAAACCCCCTTCCCAAGTAGCATAAGCATCAGAATTTATAATATTAGCTATTCTTACAGTAGCTCCAGGTAAATTTTCAAGAAAATCTTTTTCTTCTTGGGAAATCTCCTTAATATCATCAATAGTTAAACTAGTAGATCTAACTAGAGGTTTAAATCCTCCAAGATTACCTTTTTCCCCTTCTTCTTCATCAAACTCAGAAGCATCTGAAGTATCAACTCTTCCAATTGGTTCTTCAGTTATAATGGTATCCTCTAGTATTTGTAAGTTTCTAACAGATACTTGTCTACCATCCTCAAGAAGTACTTTATCTCCTCTAAGTTCTTTAATTATACCTTCACCATCTTTTTCAGTAAGTACTTTTACCTTTTGACCTACTTTTACTACTATAGTTCCTTCTTCAGGTTCTGCTTGTTCTATTCCTGCTAGAACTTTCTGCTTAATATGTTCATACATAGCAGCTCTGAGATCATTAAATGATCCTTTAAATACTAAGAATTTGTTAGCAGTTTTAAGTACTAATTCACCATTTCTATCTTTTACAACCTTTTTATTAGTTGCTGAGTTATTAACATAGAATTCACCATAGGTAGTTTCTACCTCTACTATATTTCCTTCAGTGTCTACGTAAAAAGCATTTAATACATTATCCCAGGTAGTATTTAAAAAGTTTATTCTTTGACCCTTTAAATTCTCTACTATAGAAGGTTTATCATAATTAAAAGTACCATCAAGGTTGTTTTGTAATACTCTGATAGTATTATTAGATTGAGGAATAAATTGTACACCACCAGTATACTCACTAAAGAATAATTTAGTAAGAAATAAAGCAGCTCTCTTAGTTTGATCAAAATCCTTAAATGTCTTATTTAATAATCCTATAACATCAGCATTCTTAGCTTCACCTATATTTAGATTTATAGCTTTTACTGGCCATAATTTCATTAAGTATTGACCATCTATAACAAGGTTCATAGAACCATTTCTTTCTTTTTCTCCTGTTCTTAGATTCTTTACATAAGTAACTCCCTTTTCCCTTTGTTCAACACCAGCTATATAAGGCCTATAAGTTAAGAATCCTATTTTTTTCTCTATATCAGAAAGTCTAGTAAAATTCTTAGACTTAGGCATAAATCCTTGATTAATAGCACTAAGTTCAATAGGAAAACTAGTAAGTCCACTATACTTAAGTGCATCAGCTAGTAATATAGACATTTGTCCTTCACCTTGAATATTTCTTATAGCAAAAGGAATAATTATCCTTACACCATCCTTAGGATCTAAAGAAGATCTATATTCATTATCAAAGAACAAATCTCTTCCTTGATTATCTTTTATTACTATACCAGCATACTTATTGTTTTCAGTTTTATCTATCTGAAGTTGAGCATTAGTAAACTTACCTTCAGATTCAGAAGGGTATAGCTCTTTGGTTAATAGCTGAACATGAAAAGTAACTCCTCTTTGGAGTTGAGGAAACATTTTTAATCTATCTATAAATCCTTGTCTAAATGTAGAATAATTATTCTCTATTTCAGGAATTTCTACACCTGAATCTTCACCCCTTTGCTCTCCAGGTAATTCTTGCATAGAGGTTACTAGATCAGCATCTCTACCTACAGTAACTACAGATAAATTATCTCTAGTTTCTACTTGTTCATCAAAATTACCAGGAACAATTACCTGTGATAACACTTCTTGTTCTTCTGGAGTAATTACAGGAGGTTTTACTTCTCCTTCAAGAGGAGTTTCTACTTTAGGCTTGAGGATATCATTAAGAGCATTAACAGCTAAAGGATATAATAAATTACCTTGAGAATCACTTAATGTAGTTGCTAACTTAAGAGTATTTATTTCACCTTCATTTAATTCTTCACCATTAGAATATTTAGATAGAATATCATTAACCTCAGCATTACTTGTGAGAGGTTTTTCTAAAGGCTCTTCTAGTTCTTCCTCTTGAGGCTTTTCAAAATCATTTAATATATGTTCTCCTATATCATTAATAAATTTGAAAGCTTTAGTAGAGAAATAATGAGCATAACTCTCATCATTCATCATCTTATCAGAATCAGTAAGTAAGTTATAGAGCTCTAAATTGGCTATATTTCTATCTTCAAGTTTGACTACATTAGACAATTTGTTTAAATACTCTTGTTTGTCTTCTTCAGAATTAAATTCTTCAGCACTGTAACTATTTTTTAGATACTCCAATATATTTTTAGCAGCAGTACTGTAGTTTATACTATCTCTATTCTGATACTGTTTTTCTAATTTTTCAAGAGATTTAATTTGTTTTTTAACTGCTAGAGCTCTTTCATCAGGTAGTGTTACTTTTATAGCAGGAATATTACCCTCATCTTCTGCTCTAAGTACTTTAAGTTTTTCTTGCACCCCTTTAAGGGTAACAAGATCAGATATACCAGCAGTAATAAAAGGACCTTTCTTAAGCTCTCTAAAAGTATCACTCATTCTATCTTTATCTAGTAACATATTATGAGCAGCAAAAGTTGCAGCTTTTCTAGCTTCTGTTACACCTAATAAAAATAGAGAATCTTTAAATGATTTATCTTTTAACTCATTTAATTTATTAAACTCTTTATACTTTTCATCTTCTTCTAACTTGGCTCTCTCTATAGTAATATCTGTGACTTTTTGTAAATCTTCATCAGTACTACTAGATTTACTTAAGTTATCATACTTCTCTTTAAGAGCTATAATTTTATCAATAGTCTCTTCATATATACCTGGTATATCTTCAGGAGATTCAAGATTATACTTTTTTACTATTTCATTTACATAATCTCTATGCTCTTTATCAGATTGTAGAGACTTTAATGTAAGGTTATTTATCTGTTCAGTATATCTATGTTTTTCTTCTTCATAAATTTGCTTAAATGCAGGAACTCTTGACTCTAAATGATTAGCAAACTCCTTTATACTTTGTTGTAGACCTTCTACAGGATTGGGTAGACTTAATTCTTTGGCAATATCTTCATCACTTAATTCAGCTATTTTCTTTAGTTGATTAATTCTTAAGTCTAATTTACCAAGTACAAGCCCTGAATATAAGAATTTATTTAACTGGTTGCTATGTAAGTTCTCCATAGAGAATATATCATTATTCTTATAGTAAGCCTCCATCTTACCTCCAGTATTACTATTAGCAAGCATATTAATAATGCCTTCTTCCTTAAAGAGATCAAGAGCATTCTGCTTATTAAGGGAGTCCATTATAATATTAGCTCTTATATTCCTCTGTCTATCTTTAGCTCTATCAGAAGAACCAACTATTCTAGCTAAGAAATTATCTTTAAAGTCTACACCAGTTAATTCTCCATTCTCATCTTTTTTTTCTACTTCTTTAGTAGAAAATCTTCTAAGAATATGACCAGATTTATTAAATATAAATCCACCCATAGCACCACCTATAAACTCTTGTAAACCATCACTTGAGAATACATAATCTATAGCATCAGCATGAGATTTATTTAATTTATTAAAGTAGCTACTCTTACTTCTAGAACCAAAATAATTACTTACATATGCTTGAGAACTTTCTTCAAAACCTTCTGTTAAGAACTTCCACCTTTCAAGGTCAACTATAGTACCTAAGGCTTTTATTTTACCCATATTACCCATCTTCCAGAGATCTTTAAATCCCTTAGAAGACTCTTTGACAACCTCTACAAAGCCATCTACAGTAGGTTTAAATGCATAGCCCTTTACACTTTCTTCTAAGGCAGCTTTTCTTGCAAAAGAAGGAAGTAATGCATTTCTGAACATTATATAATTGGATGGTAAGAGGATAGCCATATTCCATCCAAAAGTATCATCTCCAGCTTTCTTAACATTACTCTCAATATTCTCTAAATCAGTACCATATGCAGGATGTCCGTGTATTTTTTGATATTGATCTAATATTTCTTGCTTAGTTTGATTATACATCATACCAGCTTCTAAAGAAGCTTCTGAAGCAGCAGTGTTCCACATAGACCAACCATGCAGTCCTACATCTAACCCTCTAATGGCTACATTTTTAGAAGCATTACCTAATAACCTAGCTTTAGTACCTAATGTAGAAAATTCTTTGAGAGCAGTATAAATCTTTCTTATAGAGTTACTAGCTTCTATAGGAGCAGCAGTACCACCAGTTAAAGCATCTATAACTACATTTTCAGCTATAGCACCTAACATAGTACCAACAGTAAACCCTAATTGAGGAACAAAAGTCTCTAAGAAATCTCCATGACCAGTGGTAAATGGAATAAATGAATACCAATGTCTTTTTTGAGGATCAGTAAAAGTAGGAAACAACTCTTCCATTTTTTGTTCATGAGCTATTCTATCCATAGTATTAGAATTCATCCAAGATGAAGATTCTGAATCACTTATAGATTTAAAAGTATCAGCATTCTGTTCCCAAAAAGAACTAAATGAACTCCATGTTTTATCTAAGAATTTAACAGTAGAATTCCATACATCACTCCAATTAGATGTTTCTGGATTATATCTTCTTTCCTCATTAGACCATCTATTATATCCTAGTTTATCATATACGCCAGAATTCTGTAGTTTCTTTACTTCATTAGTATTAAAAGGCAAAGGTTCAGTAGGTCTTAATGTAGCTCCCTCTAAAGGATTATCAAACATTGATTTAAATCTAATATAGCTTTGTGCGTCCTTATTATTAGCTAAATCAGGAGTTGTATCAGGTTCCCATGCAACTACCTCAGCAAAGTCTATAACTTTACTAGTAGGTTCATTAAGAGTTCCTTCTAATTGTCCAAGTCCTGAGGGATTAAATCCACTTAAAATATCTGGCATTCTTTATTTATTTATAGTTAGGTAGACTTTGAAATTGAGCATCATTTTCAATATCACTTATCTTTCTAGCATTTTTATTCCTTTCAAGTATATCTGTCATAATATACCACCTGTTTATATTCTTGAGTAGTGATTCATAGAGATCTACAGGATTTGTTCTCAACATATCATCAAATTGTTTTTGACTCATATTCATAAGTTCAGGAAAGTCCCTACTAGTAAGTGTCTCATATTTAACATCTGATAATATATCTTTACCATTAACATCTTTACCTAGAGATTGTCTAAACTCACCTAGTTGATTTATTATAGGTCTATATAATTTACCTTTAATTTCAAACTTAGGAGGAGTACTAACAGCTCCACCAAAACCACCCATATTCTCTAAAGTAAGAGTAGTACTAGGCATATCATTATTCCAATCCTTAGAGTCAGTTAATCCTTTAGTTATAGCTTCTATATATACAGGATCCTTTTTCTTAAATATAGGATCTATAATAGCACTATCATTAGTTTTAATAGCTATTAGCTGAGTATTAATAGCATCAGCATTTTCTCTATCAGTTGTATTTTTTGATGGTATCTTATTTATATCAAAATGAACAATTAATTTAGAGGTTCCATCTACTAAATTACCTCTTTCTCTATAATAATCTATAGCTCCAGGATATTTATGTATTAATTCTTTTGTAAGTCTAGTATTTTTATCATTTTCATAATCTTGATCACTCATATTATCAATAATACTATTAATACTAGTAATAGACTGTTGTCTATTACCATTTTCTCCATCTGTTACATGAATAGTTCTCTCAAGACTATTTAATGAAGGAGTACCATTTTTACCTATAGCTTCATTTACTTCCTTCATCATATTTTTTGGATCTCTAAAACCAGGATTTTCATCTCTTACAATTGTCCCTGTTAAAGGATCATAACTTCCAGGTAATTGTTCTTTTTTAACAAAGTTAGCAAATGTACCTATTTCATCCTCACTAGGAACTCTATAATGTTCACCATCTTGCTTATATCCCCTTATACCTTGATCCCATAAAGCTTTATCTTTAATAGGATCTACTACAGCAGGATAATTATATTTAGAAAGCACTTCTGATGTAACATATCCATATTTATCATCAAATTCTTTATTATAATTAGATACTCTTTGACCAGCAGATTCTAAACTTAATCTTATTTCTACACCTTTATCTGGTCTATTTTTAAGAGTTTCCAGAAATATTTCCCTCATTTTAGGATCAGTTAAAGTTTGATGTAATAATTGCTGAACTCTAGCAGCAGGCATATTTTTAATTCTTTCCCTTAATATAGCAGGATCATTATTTCCATATACATCAACAAAATTATTATATAAAGGAAGCTGCATACCAGGAGTACTATTTACTTTTATAAGATAATTAGCTATTGCCTCTATAGTATCATTTCTAGTTTTAGCACTAGAGTTAGTTGTTATATCCTTAAGTTTAGTATTAGGATCTTTAATATTATTAAAGAACTCACTATTATTAAAATACTGTCCTAATAAAGCATTATAAGCACCAGCTTCATATGTCTCATTTAGTTCAGATCTAGTACTTAATAAGTCTTGTCCTACTTTCTCAGGATCAGCACTTTTACCATCAGTATCTGTTATAGCATACAAATCAGTAGGACTATCCCATTGGCCTGTTTTATTATTATACTTATACCCTAGTTTAATATATTCTAATTCTCTATCCTTATCAGCTTTATCTATTTGGAAATTAAGTAATTTATTTTTGTACTGATTGTCTAACTTATCCATCTGTTGATCCCATTGAGTCTTTGTAACAGCAAGATTATAGTTTTTAGCATTCCAGTAAGAAGGATCATTTTCATATTTTTTTACTACTTCTTTATGAGCATAAGATTGACCTATTCTATCTAACCAATCATGAGTATATTGATTAACAGCAAAATGTTCACTTTCAGAATTATAGCCTTGTTTACCAAACTCTGGTAAAAATTGTTGATCCTGTACTTGCTTTAATACTTCTTTTGCTTTAGCATTAAAGTTCATATGTTCCTTTAGTCTCTCAGTATAATCTTTACTGTTTTTATCAAGACCTTCAAGCATTACTTCACCATATAATTTTTGAGCTTTAGCCTCAGCTACTTTAAATGCTTTTGTATTTTCAAATTGGTCCTTATATATTTTAGTTAAAGCTGCATCTGCAACCTCAGGAGGAAGACTATTATGTAATCCTACATATGTTTTTCTATATTCTGCTAATGCATGATATTTTAATTGTTGCTGAAGTTGAGGACTAGCATTGGCTTGTACAAATGCAGAGAATCTCTCTTTATACCAAGAACTATCCTTAGTATGTAGCATATAGCCATTATTAGTAGGTTGAGTAAGTTCTATACTATCAACTACATCTTTAAATCTTTTAGTAAGATCACCCATCTCCTTAGATACATCATAGTACTCACTATAATTTCCTACAGAATTCATATAGGATCTCCATGAGGAGTTATCAGGGTCCATCCTAAACTGTTCCTTACTATATATAATACTATCATAAGCATCTTGATTAAACTTAGAAGTACCTTTCTGAGATTCTGCAAGAGCTAATTCTTTACCTACTTTCTCAGTAAAAAAGTGATCACCCCACATATTATTTATATCTTCTGTATTAGCATACATAGGATTAAATGATTGGGCAGCATCTTGCACATTATCCATTATACTGAAATCCATGGTAGATGCTTTAGTAAGATTACTATCTACCTGATTCATTGTTTTAGCAAGTATATCCTTATTGTAATCTTTTGTAAGGCTAGTCTGTTGAAGATCATTAAACTTACTTTTTAACTGACCTGCACCTCTACCATATAAGTCTAACTTACTCTGAAATAGCTTTAATATACTATCAGAAGCAGGTAATACTTGCTGTACTGGTATTAATTGTTCTCTTTCTAAATAGCTTGGCATATATTAAGGTGTTCTTTGTTGAAATAGTGAAAGCATATTTTGATACATAGAATTTGCATTTTCTATAGGTGAACTACCTCTACCTGCACCTCCTAGAATAGCTTTATAAAACATAGCTGCAGCAGCAATAGATTTAGGGTCTCCTGATTTATAAGCTTGCTTCAAATAATCATTAGCCATACCTACAAGTTCTTGGCTTTGTATAGAACTAGCATTCATACTAACTCCAAAAGTATCTAATGAGCCAAATGAAGGATTAAAGTTAGGTCTTCTTCTACCATCAAATCCAAAAGGTACTCCTTGTCTTTGATATAATTTACCATCTTTTCCTCTAAATGTTTTATCACTACCATCTTCATTCTTTTCTCCTGTTACATAAGGTAGACTCATCATAGTTGCATAGTTACTTAAGTTCTCAAGATTTGTTGTAAGAGTTCCTAAGTTATTAATACTTTGAGTAAGTCCATTAGCTCTAAGCTCATTTCTTCTTTGTAAAGTTAGATTATTTTTCTCATATGTTTGAGCAAATTGTTGTGTATTCCAATTTTGTCTATCAAGCTCAGTATTAAAATTGATTTGACTTTCCTGATTACCTATTTGACTATTTGTATTTTCTTCTTGATTATCTAAAGATACTATTTGATTATTAGCTTGACCTCTTATATTACCAGCTATGCTTTGAGCTACTTTAGCAGGAGCATTATCATAAGCCTCTCTAGTACCTAGATTAGCACTTTCTTGAACTCTTTGCTTAGCATCTTCTAAATTAATTCTATCTAATCTAATAGTATTCTTGGGTTTTAAGAAAGGAGCAGCATAAAAGTTCTCTAAAGCTAAAGATTGTAAACCAGGTAATACAGCAGTCAAAGCTTCCATACCATTAGGAGCAAAGTCATAGCCTTGCCATCCTATCTTATTTACTTTTTCTTTAGGACTTTCCATTCCTTTAGGATAATAGGTAGGTTCTTTTATTGGACCATCTATATTAGGAGAATAACCAGTTGGAGCACCAGGATCAGGTCCTATAGCATCTCCACCTAAAGCTGGTATTGTACCATAGAAATTATCTAGTACAGCATCCCACCTATACCCTAATTTATCATCAAACATACCACCATTAGGTCCAGGTAAGTAATCTTTATGAAGTTTATCTATAAGAGGTTTAAATTGACCTTTATTATATCCATAAAGATATTTCTGAAATCCTTTATTAGTAGTTCCTGTATATCCAACATCTTTAGCAAACCTTCTCCAATCCTGATCTGAGTATTTAGTAGCATTCTTTCTACCAGAAAATTTATCACCTGTCCATCCACCAATATCAAAAACATTACCACCATATTTCATATATTGATTAGCTACATCATCTATAGCATCCATATCAGGATTATTAGGAGGTAAAGCAAAGTCTGGCATCTTATCTTCTTTCTTAGATTCTTGTAAGAAAGCTACTTCACCTATATCTTTCTGATGTTTATCTAACATAAGAGCAGCAGATGTTTTAGTAATTTCATCTGTACTATCACTAGTTAAAAGATTCAACATATTATACTAGTCTTTAGGTTTGACTTTCTTAAGAAGAACTTTAGCTGGAGTAGCTTCTCCTCTTTTAAAATTAGTATCTATTCCTAAAGACTTAAGTTCTTTCTTATTAAAAGCTAAATCTCTATCATTAGAAAAGATAAAAGAACCTTCATCTGCTGCTAGAGGTGTACCACCTTTCTCATGAGTCTTACCACCTATTTTATACATACCAGCTAGTCCAGGTCTAACTAACACTTCTCCTATCTCAGCTTCAATATTGGCATTTTCTCTTTCTATAGGTTTAAGAGTATCACTAATCTGCTCATCATTAGTACCAGTAGTATCAGATTCTGTTAAACCTGCACTAGTAACATTATGATAGAGATTAGGAAACTGTGTCATAGTATTGAAGAACTGTTCTCCTTTACTTGTAGGTACACTTTTTATTTTTATTTTCATATTAAATCAAATTTATAACCTTGATTGATTAAGTTCTGTAGTTCTTTCCTAGAAATATTATAAGTTCCTCCTTCCTTGTAAGGATTTACTCTATCAAATGCTTGAGACATGTTATCTAGTACTTTTTCAGTAGTACCTTTAATCACTTTCTGTAACCTTGGATTAGACCTTATGCTTGAAGGAAGACTCCAAAGTTGGTTATCTATACTCTCAAACATTTTATCTCTAATAGCTATTTGTAGTGCCTTAGCTGCATCTTCTGGTGATCTATCAGATGTTACACCAGCCATTACATCCTCTTTCCATCTCTGATTAGCTAGTTTCTGAGGAGATAAATCAAACATAGAAAATTCTTTCTTAGTTGGATTATATAATATATTATTTCCCATAAAATCTACTCCAAAGCCTTTTTTCTTTATTTCTTTAGCATCATTGAAGAATTGCTCATAAGCAGTATCAGGTATTTTTCTTACTTGAGAATGAGTTAACTCATCGAGTGGTATACCTTCTACTTTATTCATAAGTAACATTCTATCTTTTCCTTTATCTAACTGCTTAATTACTTTAGCAATATTTTCTTTAGAAGGAAGATCTTTCATTTCATTAGCAAAATTAAATTGATCATAACCATTAAAGTATTGAGAAAGTCTTTTACTATCTTCAAATTTTGCAAAATATTTATCTAAAGGTGCTTTAAATGAGTAGGCTCCACTATTATTTGCACCAAATTCAGCAAAGGACTTATCTATATAATACTTGTAGTTGTTCATATTAATCTTATTAATATCACTAATAGGAAAACTAGTATGATAGACCTCTTTACCTTTTTCTATAACTTTTGATAATGGATCATTGATAAATCTATCAATAATATCTTTAGCTGCAAACCTAAGATTATCAATAGTTGTAGGTGATTTAGAATTCCATCTATATCTAGCAAAATCATCACCTTCATTAAGTAACTCTCCCATATCTCTTAGCTCAATAGCTATATTCCTAAATCCACTGTCTTTTATTTTATTAATATCTATATCTGGATTTCTTTTAAGAAAATCTGCAAATTTTCCTGCATGTATACTAGATTGCTTTTCTCCATAATCATTGTATGATGTTTCAATATATTTATCTAAGAATTCATCTGCTTTTAAAGCACTTCTTTCTACAACTGGAGCAGCTTTAGTAGCCCATTTACCTAATCCTATACCAGTATCTATATAGCCAGTATATTCAATAGCTTTACCTATAGGACTTTCAGCTACTTTTTCAGTAAAGTTATTAAAAGCTTGTCTCTTAGGATTAGCTACTATTCTACCATTTACTAAACTATAATTACCACTAGACTGATCTACAAATTCCTCTTGTAATTGTGTTAACTTTTTAGCATTAGCTTCTTGCTCTTTTAATGTTTGTATAGGAGCAGCTTTAAAATATGTAGTAGGGTGAGTAGCTTGATATTGTCTTCTATCTCTTAAGTTTTTATCTGCTACTATCTTCTTCTTAGAATAATCTATATTAGGATTATAAGTCTCTTCAGAATGATTAGCTTTATCTTCAGGAGTAGGTATCATTCTTTCTACTTTACCCCCTTTATCAAAAGACTCTATTTCATATCCTTGATCTATTAGAGCTTGTACTTCTCTAGGATCTAAGTCATATTCTTGACCTTCTACATAACCACCTTCTTCATGATGCCACTTTTTAGCATTTTTAGCAAAATTAGCCATCTGTCTTACATGAGGATCTTTAGAATGTAAAGCTTCTTCTGTAGTCTTACCTGTTCTCTTTTTATAAGCTGTAAACTTGCCTCTATTTTCTGATTTAATGTGTATACCACCTTTATCCCATTTAGGTAATTCTAAATGTACATGGTTGCCCTCATCTATAATATCCTCAAGTCCATATTGTTGTTTAAATTTAGATCCTTCAGGAGTATTTATAAAGTTTTTAAATGCTTCATAAGCTTTTCTATCAGAACTATTAGCTCCAATATCTATTGCTTTACCCTCATAATGCCTACTTCCTTCCATATGCTTACTATCCTTACCAGAAGTAACTACTAATCCTGGAAACATATTAGATAAAGAACTAAGAGCTTGTTTCATTCCTGGTACTAAATCAAGATTTACTTGACTTCCCTTAGTTTTTATATGAAAGGAACTTTCTTCTATAGGAGAATCTAAGCTTGGCATCTGCCACCTAGAAGTAGTTCTTGGATTATAAAAGTTCATAGGAGTCTCAAAAGTATCATCTATAGCTTTCTCAGATTCTTTTATAGGATCAGAAGGTGTGGGTGTGGGTGTGTCTTCACCAAATATAAGGTTGTAAGCATCTAAATCTTCTTGATCATCAAATTCTCCACCTTCACCCATACCATATAAAGCTTGGTGACTTATATTAGCTGTTTGAGGTAAATAATTTAAAGGATTAAATTGCTGTTGATTAAATCTAAGAACAGCATTTTCTCTAGAATTCTCAGAAGCATTAGATATAGCTGTTAATCCACTCATCAAAACTTGAGAGGTAAGAATATTATCCCAGTTAGGACCATATGTAGTACTAGCTCTATAATTAGAGTCTCTACTATAAGGTAAAGCTTCTTTATCACTAATACCTCCTATACCATATTTCTTTTTTCTAATCATCTTATAGATATTAATTGCTTGCTATTAAGGAACTTCATTATAATATTCTTATCTCCAGGATTTTCTTTAGTTAAAAGTACTTTGTGCCAAGTATTTCTAAACTTCTTTCTAAGCTGAGTAGGTTTAGAATAATCTATTGCATTAGGATTAAACTCTCTTATATAACCATTAGGATGAACACTATATATTGGATAAGCATTGTGTGTAAACTCTCCTCTATCCTTTATAATATCATCAAATTGATTTATTCTAAACTTTTGTTCAGATTTTTCATAAAGTATATTTATATATTCATTTATTGGATCATAATAAGGAAATGCAGTTAACTGTCTCATATCTTTCTTAGACTGTAAATGAAGTTTAAGTAGTCCACTATCCTGTTCAGCATTATATACTCTTAAATAATCAAATGTTTCATCTAGTAATGTGTGAAAATCACTACAATTATGATGATAGAATCCACATTCTGCTTGAAATTCTAAACTTCTAAGTATAAATACATTCTGTCCATTAGTTACTATAGGTTCTACTTGAAATGGATACTGTACTCCATAATATTTACAAAACTCTTTACAATTCTGATTATGCTTCCATATAGTCTTATCTTTTACACTAAAGAAATGTTTATCTGATTGCATAATCCAATCTGGATGCCAGTCATGAAAACTAACAAATACCTTTTGCTTAGGATCATAAGATAGTGTCCAAGAACAATCTATAAAGTATTTAGAATTAGTAAGTTCTATTGGAGTAGAATTACGCATAAAAGTATCTCTAGATGTATTAAAGCTTATATTCTCTCTATACTTTTCTACTACTTTATAATCCTTCTTAGTGATGTATAATATTTCTAAGTGATTATCAAAGGCTATTTGAAATCCATTACCTTTAATAGGATTATCCTTATAAGGATAATTAGGAAAATCTTTAAGTAAATGAGATGGCATATTATTCTTCAACCAAAAGCTCATACCATTTATGCCAATTTCATTAAGTCCTCCACCAAACTGAAATAATCTTCCTTGATCTTGAGAAGGATAATAAGCTCCATATTGTGTATTTATAAATGCCCATTTAGACTGACTACCTCCATAATACATATCTGTATAAGCAATAGGAATAGGAGTTCTTTCAAATAAGTTTCCATTGCCTAAAGTAATAGAACTACCAGAACCATCTAATTGTAATTGATCTCTACCAGGAGTTATATAAGGGGCAGCCCTATCAAATAAGAACATAATTCTTTGATTATCAATAGCTTTCATAGTAGTTAGATTACCAAAGTCACCTATACTAAATATATGTCTATTAAGAGGTAAGTAAGTTAACCAACTATCACCTTTTTGCTCTTGGTTAGCAGGCATAGAATATATTACATGGTTTCTTATATAAGAATTACATGAGAGTTCTTTATCTATGCTAAAATCTAAAGACTGTTGAAAAGCAGCTATTTCTGTTAACTGTCTTAAATAAGTATTATCAAAGATTTTATCTTCCTCAGCTTCTATTCTATCAGCTCTAAAAAGATCTTTAAGGTTTGTATTTGATGAAGAATAGAAATTAGGATATTCATCTTTCCAATCTCTAAATTCAAGATTATAAGGACTTTCTACAAAGAAATCTAGTACACCTGAGTTAAATAGATAAAAATATTTATCCTTTACAACAGTAATTTCATTTTTATTACTTCCACAATCAAGATTATAACTATTCTTAGGTGTTTTAGCCTTAGTAGGAGGAAATTTAACTACACCAAATACATCATAAGGTGTACTATCCATCCAATATCTAGGATACCCTATATTTCTAAAGTTTCTATAATTATATATAAATCCATCAGGTACATTATGTGTAAATTGAGAGAAAAAATGATGTGTTCTTTTTACTGTCATTCTAGTGACAAGAACATCACCACCAAATATAGGTTCAGAGTTATACTTTGTATTAGGGTTATTAGGATCATTCTTTAAAGTAGTATCTAGAAATCCAGTATCTAAGTAGTTAATACTTTCTAAGGTACCGTATTGATTAGGTATATATCTTTTAATAGCACCATAGTATACAGTGGCATCTGTAACTATTTTATCAAATATCTTCTTACAAGCTTTTAAGTCATTTAATGTATTTCTAGATTTATCTATTGTTTCAGGATCTCTAAGCTCCTTATTTACTCTTAGATATACACTCTCTTCTCTATTATAGTTATTAAAAGTCTTACCTTCTACAGTATTTAAACCTCCTGATAAGTACTGATAGTACTCTATTCTTCTTCTTCTAAAGTCTTTAGGAGCAGCTTTACTCTGAGTAAAAAATGCATGAGAATTATATTGTAATGCATATTTCTGCCAAGGAGAAAAATTATAGATTATATCATAAGTATCTTGAGCAGCTTTAAGAGCAAAGTATACAAACATACCTGCTTTAGCAAGAGTCTGAACTGCTTTAAATAAGAACTTTACAGGTCCATCTTTGAAAGTAGCAGAGTTAATACCTGTAGCAATAGAATCACATAATTGTTCTTCTTGAGTTTGTTCTTGAGTTTTAATATTATTATTAGTTATTTCAATTGTAGTACTTTCAGTAGTATCACTATCACTATCTGTTATACCACCTAGTCCATTACCTTTAAATTTAGCATTAGTAACAAAGTCAGCACTATTAGCACTACTTCTATTTCTTCTTACATAACATCTTTTACCTCTAGTCTCTAAGTAGCCATCTAAAACACCAACTACTATAGAAAACCATAAAGCAGCCTCTGTAATCATCTTTTGTTTTGGATGATTATGTACATAATCAAAGAATCCATCAGTTTTAGCACTTAGGTGTGAATATATTTTAAGTTCATTACCTAAACCAATTCTATTAAATTGTGTTTCAGGTGAATAGAAATTAAATTCTGTCTTTGAATAATCTTTAAGAGGTTGAAAGTTCTTTTCTCCAAATTTAGATTCTGTCTGTTTAGAAGATATAAATGTATCTTCCCTTAGGTCATTATAAGGATAGTTAGCATAAAGTACCTCTTCATTATTTTCTTTATACTTTCTTACATTAGTGAGTACTCCTTTTGCTATAACACTTTCTTGACCTTCTCTATTACTTCTTAAAATTCTATATCCTTGGATATTAGGTATATCATTACCATTTACATCTCTAGGATGTTCTATATTCTTAAATCTTATTCCAAGGATGTTAATATATTTTCCTCCATTTGAAAACTTAGCTACTAAGCTATCATCAGGAAACTTGTGGTGTCTAATAGGTGTACATGCACTATCACCAAATAAGTCTGGTCTGTTAGGATATAATTCTGAACTGTGCCAATATCCCATAGTTCCAGTAGCCACTACTCCTGTGCTTGTATTATCATTATAAGTAGGAGCTTTAGCAGTTTCATATACTTCAAATGTTGGTATAATTCTATTCTCAACCACAGCATCTTCAAATAAATCTCCTCCACTAGCAGGTCCTATAAATGAAGCTTCTGGTTTGATACCAGGTATATGAAATACACTTGACCATTCACCATTATCAAATAACCATTGGATACCAAATGCATATCTTTCATCACCCATATAACCTTGCTTCTGTTCTCCTTTTCTGTAAGCATCAGCATCTAATCTATTAACTACATATTCAGGAACTATTTTCATAGCTTGAAGTTGATAATTAAGATCAGGTTGAGTTTTAAGACCTGCCCACATAAGATATAGGTCATTAGACTCTATTAGGTCAGCATAAGGATATTTAGGTCTTGAAATTATAAGTTCAGAAGAAGTAATAGAATCATATTCTGGTCTATTAACATTAGATACAATATGTGAAGTACTTCCTATTTGAAAGAATCCTAAGCTCTTATAGTATGTTACATTATCTACAGTATATACTACAGCTAGTTGGTACTCATCAAAATCTCTATCTAAATTACTTAATTGAACAGTTATACTCTGTCCAATGTTTATATGTGTCCATATTTTTATAGGCTGTGTAAGACTATAAAAATCAGATATTCTTTGTTTATTAATACTATATGCAGCAGCAAAGGAGTACTGTCCATTTCTAAGTTGTCCTGATGAACTTTTAAATACATTTAACTTAGGAATAGTTATATTCTTATCTACTAAAAGTCTATCACAATCAAGATCTTCTGTAAATTCTTTAGTTTTACATACATCATCTTTTGTAGTAAACTTATAAGGTACATTTTGAAGATTCAAATATCTTCTAGGATTATAAGCGTCAGTCCAATATACTACTTCTGTACAATCACTTAATTCTCTAAATTTAGCTTGTATAGGGTAGCCTTTATTAAAGTTTAAACAATCATCATTTACTACTTTAGTATATGTACATGTAGCTTCATCAAAAATACCTATTTCTGAATGAGTATTGTTAGTCATAAACAAAACCCATCTAGTACCTTTAATTCTGGTGCAGCCTATTAAAGTATAAGGTAGTAGTACACATTTAAGTGTACCTTGTTCAAACTGCATAAAGTTTAGTTGGCCAGTATTACTATTTAATGTAGCATTTCTGGCATATGACCAACTTTCAGAAGAAACAAGATCTTCTTTTAAATCAGTTATTAAACCTTTGTTTAATAAATTTGTTTTAATACTATTATCTTCCATAAAATATTGTAAGATTATCAACTGACTTATTGTTCTTCATTGCCCATTTTATTTTACTTAAAGTAATATTGTACTTTTTTGATAGACTTAATATACTAATGAACCTCTCTCCAGTCTCTTTAATGTATACTTCTCTTCCTCTACTCTTTAAATATGCTAATAATCTAGAATTATTCTCTAAACTTTCAAACTTATAATCTCTAATGTAAGACCAGAAATAATTTTTATAGTAAGTATTATTTCTACAAGCACTTTGAACCTTAGAAGGTGTGAATTTTGTCTCTCTACAACAACTTGCAACACTACTATACTCTTTTATTATATTACCTTTCTCATCATATTGGTAACACACTTTCGTATTTCTAGGATTTTTTAATCTTTCTTCCTTTATTCTAACCTTTGCAGAAGAAGTTATAGAACTTCCTGTAGCATCCCAAGCACAAGGTCTTATGTTATAAGATAAACTTTTCTATTGATTTGAGAGATTACAAATTCTATCAAAAAATATTTGTTCTCTTAATAAGAGAAAATTTCTAAAATCTTCATCCTCAATTCTTTTATATTTTTCTAATATTTCTATTGTAAAGTTTTGTACTCCATATTTATTATAAGCTTTCTGTAAATATTCATTTTCATGTCTATTATATTTTAGACTAGTTTTATGTACCCCCAACCTATTATATAGGTTAAGAGAACTACCAATATAACATTTTCCATTAATTATATTAGTAATTTTATATACTCCTGAATATTCTAATGGTATTGAAAATATTAAACCTTTGTTAAAGACATTAGTATTTATATTTGGATTTTGTGTATCACTCATTTTATAGTAACATTCATTTCTTTAAGTAATCTTCTTATCTTAATATTTAAATATCCATTAAGATAAGCTCTATCCTCTTTAGCATCAGTTGTTGATAAACCATTATAGTCTCCTATAAACTCTGTTAAATGGTAGCACTCATGAGATATAGTATTTTCATCAGCATATTCTTCACATAAGAAAATATAATATTTTCTTCCTTTAGGCTCTAGTACATATCCAGCACAAGCTTTAGGTACATCATCTTTTTCTCTCTTTATTTTCTCTAGTTTGTATATTTTTTTAATGTTTTCAGAAGTTTTCTTAGCAGTATCTGATAATACCAGAGTTATATTAGTATCATATATATCAATAAAGAATTCTTTTGTTATCATTATCCAGTAATTGGTTTAACAAACTTATAATAATTTACCCACCTGTTATATTCTATAGCTTTATGTATCTCTGAAGGTTCAATAACTGAAACAAATGAAATAGCTTGATCTCTTGCCTCTCTAAGTTCATTCTTATACCATTGAAGTGTTTGAATATAATCTCCCTCTTTATTAACATAAGCATTCTCTATTATATGCTTTTTGATAGCATATTCATAATAAGGTCTTACTTTAGGATGATCAAGAATTATTAAATTTCCTGAACTATCTATCATAGAATCTATATAATTTATATAGATACTACATTCTTTAATATTAGTAGTAAGAGATCCTTCACTAAAATCAACCTCATAAGAAAGATTCCTATCTCCTAAGTTAGGACACCCACTAGTACATATTTTTCTAGATCTTTCAGATATTCTAATAGGATACATAGTAGTATAACGTACTATATTATCCTTCCATCTTCTAGATATCCAATACTTACTACCACATTCATTAACACAGGCATTATTTTGTATAAGACAACTATCACAAGGAAGGACTTCATGAAATTCTGTATGAGTTCCGAATATTTCACCAGGTTCTCTCACATAAATAGGAGAACCACATATAAGTGCATAGTTGATTTTATATATGTCTAGAGGAATTTCAGCTCTATAGTTTTCTATATCAACTACTGTTTCACGTATACTATTAATTTTTAGTCCTAAGTCCTCATTAACATATTGAGCTATTTTAATGCACTTACCTCTGTCTATAATACCTTCATCAGACATATTAGTAAGATCAGACTCTACTGAAGCCATTAAAGAATCAAAGGTTCTATATGATAAGTGTTTATTAGTCATTTTTATAGGGTTTAAACTCATTTTCAAAAGCTTCTGATAAAGCTTCACAAACCTCAAATATCCAGTCTAGAATAGCTTTAAAAAGATTTTTAATTTTTTCTGTTTTCATTCTTGTCAATTTGAGCGTCATTAGGAACTTGTTTATATATTCCAAACTCTTGGAATACATGAGACATAATTTCTCCCTCTAGTTTTTTAGGAAATCTTATCTTCATATCAAATGCTGATATACAGGGAGGTGAATCTTTATCACAAGGATTTACTACTTCATCTATAAACATAGCTTTAATCATAACTTTTCTAAGATGAGTTTGGTTAACTATAGATTTATCTATAGTATTAACTTTAGGAAAGTAAAGATATCCATTGTTAAAATATACATATAAACTTCTATCAAATCTACTATCAGGATTCTCCAATTTTCTCATATATTCTTGTATCTTAATAGGAACAAATTCTTTGGATCCATCTATAGTGAAAACAGTTTTAATAAGTACACCATCTTCACCTTCATACATATCTGGTAACTTATCTTTAGTTCTTTTAACAAGACACTTACTTCTTACTCCACAGCAATCATCTATAGCAGGAGCATCCTCTACTTCAGCACACTTAAATGTTTGAAATATAGTATCATAGCTCATTAGCTGAAGATTCTTAGCTTCTCTGCTAATAAGCCATCTAGCATGTTTATCAATAACAGACCATATTTGTCTATCTGTTAATGAAGAATCAGCATTTAGCTCTTTAAATTGTGTTCTAACCTGAGATATTAAACCACCTCTGGTTTGCAAGAATTCACTCATTTTCTTCTTTTTTTAAGAATCTTTTTTATTATTTCTGGATCTGAAGTTAGATCAGTAACATTGTACCTCTTTTCTTGTGTCAACTTATATCTTTCAGGTGTTTCTTTAGCTTGAGCAGCTATAGATCTAGCAAAGTCTCTATGAGGTATAAATCCCCATAGGTTTCTATTTTCATATATATACTTTCTCTTAGCTGTACCAAATATGATTTTTATATACTTATTATTGCTATGCCAGTTTTCATATTTAAATGGTTTTCCTATTTCTTGAGAAATTATAGGATCATTAGAACTGACCCTAGTTTTTTTAGATATAGTGTAACCTGCATATATTTCACCTATATTATGTGATAGTTTTATACCATCTCTCTCATCTACAACTTTCTGTGTAATCTTATTACCTATTAGATTCCATATATAAGCAAAATCTTGATAAGGTATTTTTTTAAGTCCTGTTTCTTTCTTCCACCTTAACCAAAGTTCTTTAGATATTACACTATATCTAAACTTTCTTGGGTTAAATCTTGGGGCATTTAGATCATTAACCATAGTACTTTTTTATTGTAAACTTATTAAGTTTACTAAAATCTTATAAGTTTATTGTCCTAATTAAATATAACAAAAAAAAATGGGACTATCTAAGTCCCAATAAAAATAACTTAATACATTTAAAACCTGATTATTTGTCTTATAGGTTCCCTATAAGCTGAATCATATATCTCTAATAGAGCTCCTGGGGAAGAATTACCAAAATTAGCTTCCTGCCAATAAGAGCCATTAGCTATTGAACCTACATTAACATATCTAAAGTTCTTACCTTCATTCTCATTAAACTTATGTAAATCTCCTTTAACTACATGACAGAATTGAGTCTTAGGATTAAATCCCATCTCTAATATATGATCAGTAAAGAATACTTCAGTTTTAGCATCTAAGTTTAAAGGAAATCCAGCTTTCTGATGTTGTTCATCCTTACCATGAACTAATATTAGTATATGTCCAGAATAAGTTTCTGCTGCTTGAATAAAGGATTCTGAATTCTCTATAACTACTTCAGGATATTTAGTTTCTATATACAATCTAAGATATTCATTAGCCATATAAGAAAATCCATTACCACTATGATTTGAATTGTTAACCTCTAATATACCATATTCAGATGCTTTACCTGTATTAAATAACTGATCATAGAATTTCTTTCTAGCAGAAACATATTGGTCAAATTGCTCTTTATTACTTAAAGAAGGCACTATATGCCCACCTCTTGTAGTAAATTGATTATAACCATTCATTTGATCTCCTAAGGATACTACAAGTATTTCTTGAAAAGTATAAGGAAGATTAATTACTTCTTTTACTATTTTTGTTAATCTCTCACTATAATTCTCTTCAGAATTAGAATTCTGATATATAGATTTCTCTTCTTTCAATAACATACCCACATGATCATCAGAAATATAAATTACTAAAGTATCCTTAGTAGGAGTACTTTCAATCTTGTTAGTCCTTACAGCAAATATATGTTCCTTAGGAAATAGCTCTTTAAGTTTATCTTTAAGTTCTTCTTTAGAATAGAAGTCTTTAGTTATTACTTTAACTAAAGCACTTACTAAGAATCCATTAGATTGTTCTTTAATCCAGTAAGAAGATAAACTAGTAGTAACATCATCTATAGTAAATAGTTCTTTTATTTCCTTTGCACTTTTAGGAGAAGTACTACATACTTTAGATAACTCTTTCTCTCCTTTTTCTACATTTACTCTTTCAGTATTAAACTTTCCAGCACTTTCTATTACATCTTCTGGAGAGAAAGGTAGTTCTATACTCATTTTAGGTGAACTACTTACTGGTTTACTATCTTTTTTAGATGAATCTAGAACTTTTTTACCTTTAGCTATCCTTTTAGCCTTAACTATATCCTCTCTAGAACATTTCCATAATTTAGCTAATAATCCAGCTCCATTAGTCAAGTATACTGGTCTTTGTATAAATTTTTGTACTATTTCCTCTATTGTCATATTATGTTTTTAAATTAGAAAAGGTTGGTAGAAGACACTACCAACCTTAGAAAGTTAGACTTTTGCTCTATAAGCTTCTCTATAGCTAGAGAAGTTCTTAGTCAATTCATTTTTAACTGATGTAACTGTTTTAACATTCCATCCAAAATAATTAGCTACTGCCTTTGCTGACTATCTTAAATATGACGGACAATCTTTAAATTTTTGAGCTATAGTTGCTCTGATGTTTTGCTTGTTCATATTTTTTTATTTCAATAAAGTTATAACTTTATTTTGCCATTTCCAAATATTTTTTAATAAAAAATAGAAAAGTAAAAAGAAAAGGGCAAAAGTTAGAAAACTTACCCTGTATATTTGAACAAGAAAACCAATAATTTTAATTCTCAACAACCTCTATTTCCTGAGGAACTGCAGCCTTTTTAGCTGCTTGCTGAGCTTTCTGCTGCTGTTCATTAATTTGTTTAGCAACAGTATCAAATAACCCTTTAGTTACTTGGAATTGTAATGTGGATGCACTAATTAAGTCCATCAAAGTCTGAGTTTCCTGTACACTCAGTACAAATGTAAATTTTTGGTTCATTGTTTATCTTGTTTTATTTTTTTAAAGTGTATAACCTACTAAATCAACAGTTATATTCCCTGTTGAGCTACCTGCTGCAGTAGTTACTTCTATAGATACAGTAGTATCTCCAGGAACTATTGCTAGGTCTGTTAGTATAATGTTCTGATATTTTAAAGAGGATATAGAAACTTCTATATTTTCTAAAGCTGGAGTACCATCATAACTTATACTAAGTATAATAGTGCCAGTAGGAGAAGTAATAGTACCAAACTTAACTATCATATTAGTAAGTACATAAGTAGTATCTGTATTAGCTATAAAGTAGTTAGTACTTGAGGTATCTTCTATTGGTATAGCAGTTTGTACTGCATTTAAAACTCTAAGCATGGATGGATTTTCTGCACTTATTCCTCCTACAAGATCTTTAAGCTCATCCAATTTATCATTAATTGGTTGAGTATAACCTAATATAGAAGCAACATTACATTTAATTGTATTTAGAAATGATGTTATTATATTAAAATTCATTTATACCTCCTTATGGTACATCTACCCATTCAGTACCATTATAATATTGTGTAGTATCAGTCTCAGTGTTGTAAGTCAGAGGAAATCTCACAGTATCTTCATTATCACAACAACCATCAAAGAAGATTACATTCAATTTAGTAAGGTAATCTCTGAAGAGTTTTCTGATACCAAAGTAGTGTTTATTTTCTTTAGCACTAATGTCTACAGTTTTGATGATACCATCTACAAAAACTTTATCTTTCATAAATTAAGCATGCATTTGTAAGGCCAATGCAAGAAGCCTTTTAGTTTAATTAAATCTAATCAATTTTTTTTAAATATACAAACATTTCTTATGAGAAGTATAAATTAGCTTCCTTTTCTCTCCTATTTTGAAGACCTTTAATAACTAAACCTGCAGCACGTACCCACTTTCTAAACTCTGCTCTTATACTAGGATCATTAGGATTTACATTTAGCTTTCTTAAGAGAGTAGATGATTTTAATGCTCCTATACCTACATTATAAGTAAAACTCACTATAGCATCATATTGATTTTGTGTAAGAGGAACTTTCACTAATTTGTCTATGCTTTTAGCAAAGTTAGCTACATCATTCATAAGATATGAAAAAGCTTCAGATACTGTTATTCTTGAATCTTGCATAGTAACTCTCTTACCTGATGGATATTTTATAGTACCATATCCTATAGTTGGTATTCTAGCAGTATCTAAATAAGGTCTTAAGGATAGTCCTTCAAAAGATTTTATAAGGTTTATACAGGCAACTGAAGGTTCCATAGTTTGTTATTTTAGAACTTTAATATTTTTGGTTATAGTATTCTCAGAAACTAATTGCACTATATAAAATCCTTTGAACCATATAGAGGAATTTACTATAATAGTACTCTGATTACTTATCTCTCTTAGAAGAACTATCTGTCCTATAGAATTTAATACTCTTAGTTTATAGCTTCCAGTTCTTGAAGCATTGAATTTTACTATAAATCTATTTCCTATAGGATTAGGAGATACTGTAAAAAACTCTTTCCTTGGTACCTCAGGTCTGTAAGGAGAAGATGTATCTATAGATAGTATAGTACAAGGAAAAGAGTTATTAACTATGGTAAAAGCACTTGTAATACCCTTGCTAAATACTACAGGAACACCTATACAAAAAGCATTATCATGGATAGAAATATTGCTCATATTAGATCCAATAGCTACTATAGCATAACCAGTTTCAAGACTTACCCTATTACCATATATTTCAGCATTAGTTACTTTATGAGTATTATTTTCTCCCCAAAAGCTTAAAGCTCCATATAAGGTATTTAAAGCATCATTTGTAGATGTATTATTTCTAATAATATTATTAGTCCAAATATTAGCTGTAGTCCATTGAAAACAAGCATATCCTGGTCCTTGGTTATAATAACTATCACAATCTTGTATAATACAATTTTCACAACCCCCATCTATATCAAAACCACCACCGTCTCTTTTACCAGGACCTCCTAAATTATGATGGCTAATACTATTTTGTATTATAACATCTTTAGAATCATCTACCCAAATTCCTACTGGACCAGAAGAAGTAGATCCATTATCTCTACCATTAGAATAAGCCTCACACTTTTCTATTAAACCAGATATAGTGCCAGCAATTAATATTCCACTACCAGACCAATTATCTTTATAAGAAAGTAAACCATAGTTATTATATGCTTTACAGGATGAGATGGTAATATTTTTATTTACTCTATTAATCTTGGCTCCATCCCATGAACCATTTACCCAAATACCAGATAGTCCATTATCATGAACCATAGAACCAGATATACTTACATTCTCTAACCCATATAAGAGATTTTCAGAGAAAATAGAGATACCTACATATCCATAACCAGAAACATCTACATTATCAATAGTAATGTTTTGTTCACTAGATACAGCATCAGGAGAAATATAAATATTTATTCCACTTGTATACATTGAAGTAGTAGTATATCCTGCTCCCTTTATTATTAAATTTTTAATAGTAATATTGGAAGAATTCTTAAAATATATTCCTTCTTCTAGGTCAGAAGATATAGTAGCCTTACCTGAGCCATAGCTAGATATGTAGATATTACCTTTTTCTAAGGATATAGAACCTAAATAAGTTTGACCTCCATTAAGTAATAGAC